GAAAACTATGGAAAGTGATGGTGATGACGAAGAAGAAGAGAAGCCAGTTAAGGAAGACGTTAATGTCGACCATATTGACTACTCTGAAGATTTAGAATCACTTGTGGCTGAAGAAGCTACACTATCTGACGGTTTCCAAGCAAAAGCTGGAATCATCTTTGAAGCTGCTTTAAAATCTAAAGTAAGTGCAGAGATTGATAGACTCGAATCTGAGTACGTTTCAAACCTTGAAGAAGAGGTAACTGAAATTAAGTCAGAGCTAGTAGAGAAGGTAGATTCTTATCTTAACTATGTAGTTTCTAACTGGATGTCAGAAAATGAAGTTGCAGTAACTACAGGGCTTAGAACTGAAATTGCTGAAGACTTTATGGCTTCTTTACAGTCGGTGTTCAAAGAACACTATATCGAGGTTCCAGAAGGTAAGGTTGACCTAATTGACGAATTGTCAGAGCAGGTTGCTGAGCTAGAGGAATCATTAAATAAATCAACGGAAGATAACATCGCACTAACTGAGTCTGTTTCTAGTTTAGAAAGAGCTGAGATCGTGAGAAACGCATCTTCTGGGCTTGCATTGACTGAAGCTGAAAAGCTTGCATCTTTGGTGGAAGATATTGATTTTGATGACGCAGAAACTTTTGAAATGAAAGTAAATGTTGTTAAAGAATCATACTTTAAAACTGAAGCTCAAGAATCAGTAGATGAAGCTCAAAACTTAGTTGGCACTGACGAGGCTCCGGCTGACCTCAGTGATGTTATGGCTAGATACACTTCAGCTATTTCAAAATTTAACAAATAGTCTAATAGGGGAAAACAAAAATGTTTAACGCAGACAAAAACTTAATGGAAAAGTGGGCTCCGGTTCTTGAGCACGCAGACGTTCCATCAATTGAAGACAGTCATAAAGCAGCTACGGTTGCAAGACTGTTAGAGAACCAAGAAATTGCAGCTAGAGAAGAAGGTCTAGCACAGCAAGGTAACATGATCTCAGAAGTTCATGCTAACGCCGTAGGCGCTGGTATGGGTGGTACTGCAGGTCACATCAAAGGATTTGATCCAGTATTGATTTCTTTGGTAAGAAGAGCTATGCCTAACCTTATCGCTTATGATATCGCTGGTGTACAGCCTATGTCAGGTCCTACTGGTCTTATCTTCGCTATGAAGTCAAGATACAGTACTCAGGACGGTACTGAAGCTTTCTTTGACGAAGCTAATACAGCTTTCTCAGGTGGCGGTACTCAAGAAGCAGGTCCTTCTGGTCTAGAAGCTGCTGCTGATGACGGTGACGGTTCTTTGGCTACTGGTGAAACTGCTGGTGAGACTTTCTCAACAGTTGGTGGTGGTCTAACTACAACTCAAGCTGAAGCACTAGGCGACGGTGGCGGTACTAATTTCGGTGAGATGGCTTTCTCAATCGATAAGTCTACTGTTACTGCTAAGTCAAGAGCTCTAAAAGCTGAGTACACAATGGAACTTGCTCAAGATCTTAAGGCTGTTCACGGTCTAGATGCTGAAGGCGAGCTTGCTAACATCCTTTCTTCTGAAATCCTTGCGGAAATCAACAGAGAAGTTGTTAGAACTGTAAACCAAAAAGCTAAGCTAGGTGCTCTACAATCAAGCGTTGCTGTTAAAGGTATCTTTAACTTGCACAGTGATTCAGACGGCAGATGGTTGGCTGAAAAAGCAAAAGGTCTTATTGTACAGATCGAAAGAGAAGCTAATGTGATTGCTAAAGAAACAAGAAGAGGAAAAGGTAACTATGTAATCTGTTCTTCAGACGTTGCTTCAATCCTTGCTGCTTCTGGTATGCTTGACTACAGTCCTGCACTTAATACTAACTTGAATGTTGATGATACTGGTAATACTTTTGCTGGTGTTCTTAACGGTAAGTTTAAAGTATATGTAGATCCATATGCAACTGGTACTAATCCTGACTACGTAACTGTAGGCTACAGAGGTGCTACTCCATATGACGCAGGTCTTTTCTATTGCCCATACGTTCCTTTAACTATGGTTAAAGCAATTGGTGAAGAAGACTTCCAGCCAAGAATCGGTTTCA